GGCGAGGAGATTTCTCAGCTGGCAGACAGTATCGGCCTACCGCTTTTACCTTGGCAAAAATTTTGTATTTCAGATATGACTGCCGTAGACGAAAATAATCTATTCAGGAGACGTAGTAACTTGCTTTTGACGTCAAGGCAACAGGGTAAAACTCACCTTGCGCGTATGATGATGCTTGGCCATATGTTTTTATTTGATAGCCCTAACGTGCTCATTATGAGCTCTAATAGATCGATGGCTTTAGACACCTTTAGGCAAGTGGCCTACGCGATCGAGGGCTCAGCTGATCTCAGCCGGCAGGTTAAACAGATCCGGTACGCCAATGGCACCGAGTCGATCGAGCTTAAAAACGGGCACCGCTTAGATGTAGTCGCTGCAACGCGTGATGGATCGCGTGGACGTAGCGCCAGTTTTCTCTACATCGATGAGCTACGCGAGATCAGCGAGGAGGGGTATCGCGCAGCTACGCCTACTACCCGTGCAAAAATCAATAGCCAAGCCCTATACACGTCGAACGCCGGGGATGCCTTTAGCACCGTACTCAATGACCTACGCGAAAGAGCTCTCTCAAACCCTCCCGAGACATTTGGATACTACGAATACTCTGCGCCAGCTTTTGCGCGTATTGATGACAGATCGGCGTGGGCTTATGCTAACCCGGCCCTTGGCTACCTATTCGATGAGTCCGTATTAGCTGAGGCCGTGAGCACTCAAACTATTGAGACCACAAAAACCGAAATGCTTTGTCAATGGATTTCCAGTACAGCCAGCCCTTGGCCTCATATGTCGGTTGAGGAGTCAGGCGACAAGGATCTTAAGCTAGTACCCGGGCCTCTTACTATTTTTGCCTTTGACGTGGCACCGTCGAGACGAGATGGAAGTCTTGTGATGGGCCAAGTCCTCAGTGACGGCCGGATAGGCGTAGCCGTGCTTGAGATATTCCACTCGGACGTATCCATCGATGAGCTCTTTGTAGCTAACGCAATCGCCAAATGGGCCAAGATTTACTATCCGCGCCAAGTGGCCTACGACAAATATACGACCGCCTCAATCGCCAAACGCCTCGAGGTAAACGGCATACAGATCCTCGACATATCCGGTACTAAGGGCTATCAGGCTAGTGGGGATCTCTATGAGGCTTTGAGTAATAAGCGGCTCGTGCACTCGGGCCAAGATGAGCTAGTTACCTCTATGGCAAACTGCGCCGCAAAAGAAAGCGATGCGAGCTGGAGAATCGTACGGCGTAAATCGGCCGGGCCCGTAGATATTGCTATCGGTTTATCGATGGTCGTACACGTACTGACTCAGCCTTTAGGTGAGGCTAAAGTATACAGTTAGACACGCGCTCTATAGCCGTATTTATGCTTGACAATATGGGAAAATGCGCTCTATGGGATTACTACAAACTCTAGGCTTTAAGTCAGCTGCTAAGCCGACTATCGAAGCTCAGTATGCCCCTGCGGTTATGGATACCACCTACGGGTATGGATCGTTTAACACTAACTCAGCTTTTGGTAATAACGGCATAGGTATCGATCGTAATTTTGCACTACAAGTTGCCAGCGTTGCACGTTGCCGTAACTTAGTAGCCGGTGTTATCTCATCGATCGATCTTGCACTTTATAAAAAATCAACCGGTGAAAAATTAGGATCTCCGGTATGGCTAGAGCAACCCGATCAGCGCCAGCCACGTAGCGTTACTATAAGCGCGACGGTGGACTCACTAATTTTTTATGGGGTAAGTTATTGGGTCGTAAATTCTTTGTATGCCGATGATGGACGTCCTAGTGGCTTTGAGTGGGTCGCTAATAATCGCGTTACATATACTACAAACCAATACGGTACACAAATAAAAGATTATTTTCTTGATGGTCAGTTAGTACCGATGGCTGGTATTGGATCACTCGTCACTTTCCAATCATTATTACCGGGTGTATTACAATCTGCCGGCACTACAATTAAAGCGGCGTGGGATATACAGCGTGCTAGTGCTGTAAGCGCCGCCACGCCGATGGCTACCACTATCTTAAAAAATAACGGTGCGGATCTACCCGAGACACAAATCCAAGGCATATTAGCCGGTTGGAATTCAGCGAGAAAAAATCGTAGTACGGCGTATTTGACCTCCACTCTCACTGCAGAAAATATTGGCTTTTCACCTCGCGATATGATGTACACGGAAGCCTCGCAATATCTCAGCACGGAAATTTGCCGTGCGATGAACGTCCCGGCGTATATGACATCAAGCGATATGAACAATTCTATGACATACCAAAATATTTTAGATGGACGTAAAGAGTTTGTCGCTTATTCTCTACAGCCTTATATCTCAGCTATTGAGGACAGGCTCTCAATGAACGATCTAACAAATTCTCAAAACGAGGTGCGGTTCGCGGTCGATGATACGTTTTTACGTGTCGATGCAAAAGAACGTTTAGATGTTATCGAAAAAATGTTAAACCTTAATTTGATTGATGTAGATCAAGCTCGAGAGATGGAATCACTCACACCGCTAGGAGATGCAAGTGCTACTAACGTTTAGTCAAGAGATACAAGCTGCAGATACAGAGCGCCGGATCGTATCGGGCCTTGTCGCACCATATGGCGAGGTAGGACATACAAGCGCCGGCCCGGTAGTGTTCGAGCGCGGCTCGATCGCTATTCCGGATGCAGGAAAAATAAAGCTTTTGTCGCAGCATCAACAGGATAAGCCGGTAGGTCGCGCTATTTCGTTTAGCGATTCTACTCAAGGCGTGTACGGATCTTTTAAGCTTTCGAGTAGCACTCGAGGACAAGATGCACTCGTACTAGCGCAAGAAAATCTCGTATCCGGCTTATCCGTAGGGGTGGATGTAACTGCCTCTAAGCCGATGGGAGATTATCTGCTCGTCACTGCGGCTGTCCTGAAAGAGGTGTCGCTCGTCGAGAGTCCAGCCTTTGAGCGAGCCTCAGTGGATGAGATTATGGCGGCACGTGCAGAGTTAGAAGCTGCAACAAGTACAAAAGAAAAAACTACTACTATTTCTACGACTATCGTAGAGATCGAAACCGAAACAGAAACTGAAAGCGAGGAAGCTGTGACTACAGCCCCAGAAAATACATCGGAGGAGACTCCGGTAGATACAGCGGTCGAGGCTGAAAAAGTCGAAGCCGCTCGTAAGATCATCCGTCCATCCGTGCTCGACTCACAAAGAGTACGCACACCTATTACATCAATGGCTACATACACAGAGCACAAGATCAAAGCTGCACTAGGTAGCGATGAATCAAAACTCTATGTAACCGCAGCCGATGATTTTGGAACAAATCCTGCGTTTAATCCGACACAGTACCTACAAGAATTTGTAACTAATACACGTTTTGGTACACCTGCGATTGATGCTTGTTCTCAAGGCGTTTTGCCGGCACAGGGTATGACCATCAATGTGCCCTCACTTGTCACGGCAGCTGGCGGCGGTACAGGCGTAGCGCCAACCGTTACAGTTGAGGCAGAAAACGGTGCAGTATCAAATACCGATATGCAGACATCTTATCTAACGGGATCTGTATCCAAGTACAGTGGTATGGGTACGATCTCGATTGAGCTCCTCGAGAGGTCAGATCCAAATTTTTATGCGGAATTGACACAGCAGTTACAGAATTCCTTTCTTACTACAATCGATACAGCGGTAGTTAATGCTCTACTAACAGCTAGTACAGGATCCACACCTACATCAGCTGATAGCGATGGCATTATTGCTTTTACTTCACAAGCTGCAGCCGCTATCTACAAAAACACAGGTTATTTCGCGCAAAACTACGTAGGTAATGCCGCACAATGGCAGCTACTAATGGGCGCTACAGATACCACAAAGCGACCAATCTATAACGCTATTCAGCCAATGAACGCAGCCGGACAGGTCGGCCCACAGTCTATTCGCGGTAACGTACTAGGACTTGATCTCTACGTAGACAAGAACTTTACAGAGACCACAGTAGATGATTCATCAGCTCTAATTTTGGCACCTGAGGCTTTCACGGTTTACCGTAGCCCACAGGCTTATATGAGCGTAAACGTCGTATCTAACCTACAAGTACAGGTAGCGATCTACGGCTTTATG